TTTCTATACCCTTTACATCGATGTAAGTGATACTGCCATCCTTTTCTGTGATTTTGAAATCTACCACATAGGTAATGGCACGGATTTTTCCTTTCACCCCTTCTAAGTAGAATGAATCTTGTAATGTCATTTTGACTTGTCGTTCAAAGCCTTGTATTTCTCCCTTGTCCACTTGCTCCTTCAAGTGTAGGTAATACTCCGCTTCTACCTTGCTATCAAATTTGATTCCGTCTACTTCTACTTTCTTTGCGTTATACTTCGAAAATCTCCTAAACATTTACCCTCCTATTTCTTTATCCAATCCACCATCGGCACATTTTGCGCTCCGCCACCTTCATTCTTTCCTTGTCCATCGCTATCCTTCATCTCATCCTCCCAATGCTTCCATATACCCTTCATATACCTATAAGGGTTCTCCGCTTTAACCGATGCTCTGAATGAATCAATAACCTTATTTCTTCCAAACAACCCCAACGCTATATAAATATCCTTTTCGATAGTCTTATCACACTCTCCAAAAAGTGCTTTACAATATTCCACCATTTGTTTTAAATAAGACGGACTACCGAACACTGCTCTTTTGTTTGTTGTTGTTTTATTTAATTTAATTTTATTTTGTTTTATTTTATTTAGTTTAGTTTTATTTAGTTTTATTTTATTTAGTTTTATTTTATTGCTATCGATGGCTATTAGGGGGCTATTAGGGTGGCTATAGCTTGGCTTTGGGGTGGCTATAGGGTGGCTATCGCCTTGCTTATTCCCCCATCTTTTTTCAGCTCCCCTTTTCCCTGCTGCTGCTAACTTTTTGCTTTTTAAATCCATCATTTCCATTCGGTCGTTAAAGCTATCGGAATAGAAATATTTACCATCTTCCGTAATTTTGAATAAGTCGTAATTCTCAACAACTTGTTTTATTTTTTCGGAATCTGCTTTTAAATCAAATTCTAGGATTTTGTAGTTAGTTGTGCTTTTGTATTCTTTTTCTTCTCTTAACCGTTCAATCAACATGAAGAAGATTCCATAACCTTCAGCACCTAAATCCATTCGAACCTGCATCATTTTATCCGAATTTCTTGCGTTACTATCGTGTGAGAAATAACTTTGCATTCTGCACCACCTTTCTAGCTGATTTCTCCTTCTAAGATTTCTCCAGTTTCAGCATCAAAGTTTTGTGGTGTACCTTCAGATTGTTCAAACACAGGTTCGGCAATTTTAATTTCATTTGTTTCTGTGTCTAAATCCATTGTGCGTTCGTCACGGATTTCTGCGGTTTGCATTTCGATTGAAAGAATGCCCCACTTGCTTAGTAGGTTTCTCAATACTGTTTTACATGCCATGGAATCGTAATCGCTTGCCCACACACCGTTTAGAGTTTTCTTATCTCTAGCCTTGTTGTGTTTCATACGATGGTATTCCACTTCTTGTTTTGTCCAGTAGACTGTTTTCTTGAATCCGTTTAACAATTCGAAGTGTCCACAATATCCGATAACCACATCACTCACACGCTTTTCGGGGTCAAAATCAATTTCTTCAGTAAGTCTATTCCAACTCACTAACTCCCCTTCATAAACTGGTGTAACATTTAATGCTTTATATCTTCCTGATCGTTGCGCTAACTGAATGTAGCCTTTGTACCCTAAAATAAATTGTGCTTTTTGGACGTTACCATTTTTGTAATCTTTGAAAGGTACTAAGTACGCATAACCTAAATTCTTATCTAGCGGTAGGTCTAATGTTGCTGCGGTCATCGCTCCAGTAATAATTGACATCGGCTCTGATTGCGCTAGGTAAGTGTCATTTTTTACTAGGCTTAATACGTTTGTTGTGAAACTTGTTGCTTTATCTTTCAGTACATCGTTAAAACTCTTTTGTACTGATTCGGATTTAATCAATGCTTTTACACCTAATGTTTTAGGCGCTAAATCGTTTGTAGTAGGCGCTTGTTGCATCGCTTGTTTCAAACTATTATTTGTTGCCACTTTATCCAATCTCCTTTACTGTAAATCGTTTACTAATACTTTCTTTTACCACTTTTTCGTATATATCGGGATAATCTGTTTTCAGTAATTTAGAATCTACCGTTTTTCGACTTTGTGTTTTCCAACTGATTCGATATGCTGCACTGTTTCCATAAGTCGCATTTTCTTTTCCTAATGCTTCTTTCAATCGGTTTTCAATCGTATCGATTTGTTCTTTAATGTCTGACTGGTATTGTTTTAATTCTCTTAGGTCAGAAATATCTTGGATTTGTTTTGAGTTCAGTTCGATTGAATTATCCAAATAATCATCCGAATACATTTTGCTGATAAATTCTGTGGTAGATGCGTTACCGTCAACTGGTGGTGCTACATCCGCTAGTACATTGTTCTCCCAAAAATCTACTAGTCGTGCGGTCATTTGTTCGATGAGTTCATCATCCCTTTGAATTTCTTTCCATACAAATTTGTTACCACCAATCAAGCAAGCGATGTAGGCTTTTGGTTTATCTAACACATTTAAGTAATGCTGTACCTGCGCTAGATATGCGATAGGGATTTCATCATCCGCCCACGAATCTTTTAAATACTCACTTGCTGTTTTGCATTCAAGGATTGCATCTTCACCCACTACTAATCTATCTACATTCGCTAGTAGGAATGGATAGTCTTTGTGGAAGTAAATTTGTTTTGATTCTTCTACTTGCTTTCCTGTTCTTTTTGCAAACTCCTGTGCGACCACTTCTTCCATTTGGTGACCCCAGTAAGCTGCTTCGCTTGTTTCCGATGTATTGATCTCGATTTTTCCCGTCTTATCCATCCATATTTGATAAGGGGATGAATACTTACTAAGTCCTAAAATCTTTGCTACATCCGAACCCCCAATTCCACGTCTACGAGAAAGCAACCAGTCTGCATAACTCATGCCTTCCGTGGATTCTGTTTTTTGTGTCACTCTTTAACCTCCTTATAAAACATACTTTTCCGTGTACCTTTTGAATCAATGTGGAATGATTTTAAGCTTGAGATATTCTGCACAATCTCAACTGCAACATCTTCCACAGACTTACCGTATTTCATATACTTTTCGAATAAGAGTGGATTCACATAATCTGCATCAATATCTAAAACAACTCTTGATTCCGTTCTTTTAACAATTTCGATACGCATTCGATTTGCTTTTCCACCTCCTCGTATTTTTTGTATCTCATCATTCTACGCTGCGGTTCATATAGATATAATTCGTATGAATCACTTTTCATTCGGATTTGTCCGATAATTTTATTCCCGTACAGAATGTGTTGTAATTTTGAATCGAGTAAGTCATCGTTTAAATAAATATCTCCCATCTACTCACCTGCGATTCTGATTGAAGTTGTTAAATAGGTTGATTTTAAATATTCCTCAATGTTATCTACTAGAACATAATCACCGTCCATATCGTAATATTCATCGCCTACATAAATTTCTTCGCCCTGCCAGTCATATCTCCACACTTTAGGTTCGGGTGGGTCTAGGTAGTGTGCGTGTAAATCTTCGAATGTCATTTTGCCTCCTTTAGATTCTTTTCATAGTCGTTGATTTCTTCTTGAAACTCTAATTCTGCAATTCTGAACATTTTTTTGTTAGGAAAACCAAATTCTCTTTTTAACTTCATAGCTATTAGTAGTCCTTTTATTGTGGAATAACACTCATCAAAACTTAATTCGCTATCGTGTAAAATTTTCAAAATAGGGATTGCAACTTTTAATTGTTTTACTTTTCTTTCTTCCATCTTTGCCTCCTATCTAAAATCCACATCCACGTACTGATGATTTCTGATTAAGTCAACCATGTTTTCGTGGTTTTCTACTGCTTTAGAAAACGTTAATGCAACTCCTAACATCATGGCAATTACGATTCCTGCTATTGCTAAGAAAAACGCATATTTCTTTAAGAATTGTTTGTTAAACTCCTTTCTTTTTTGTTTCTTTAATTGCGTTTGTGCTAGTCGTGACATTGTGGTTTCTCCTTTCTAGTTTTCTTGCTGTGGTCGGTCTACATCAATTTCAAATTCAAACTCTGAAATTTCTTTTATTACTTTTTTTACCGCATTTACCTTTTCTTCGAACTCTTTCATCAGTTCTTGATATTCCTGTGCGTTTACTACAATAACTCTGACTTTATCTAACATTTGTTATGCTCCCTCCATACAGTAAACTTGTTTTAATCTTTGTAGATCTTCGTAAAATGGTTCGATTTTAATATCTGCATCTAAAAAATGTTTATTCTCCCAATAATACATAATCGCGAAAATGTTATACTCCGTGTCCTTTTCCCCACGCTGAATCATCGGTTTGTGTGGTTTAAACGCTTTCGGGTGTGAATCACAGTAACTTTTAAAATCTTTCAAAAAGTTATAAGGGAATTTTTGATTAATCATTTTCCCTACCTGTGTTGCTCTTGCCCACGTTTCCACAACTGGTTGTGTTTCAACTAATTTCATGAACCCCACTCCTACTTAATGTTTAAATACTCATTGATTGTACTGATA